CTATTCTCTCGCATGTCCTTGACCTCTGGATGTAAGTTACATCACTCTGCGGATTCTGTGCAGTCTCTGCCACAAAAGCAGCGCCCTGCGTGCGAGCTGAACGCTCAACCCATGTAACAATGCCTGTTGATGTGACTGCCTTATTAATCTCAGAGAGTAATGACGTAACCCTGTCGGGAGCTTTGCCCACTTCTGCCTCGCGGAAAGGAATGACTACGGCGGTTGCCAGCGAGCTGCCCGATAGCTCTGTCTGAGTGTCGATGGTTGATGCTTTAATCTCAAAAGCTATCTGTCCGCCTTTCTTCAACATCTCTATCGTCTCCCGCTTGGTCATTGCCTCCTTCATCTCATCAAAAAGACCCTTCTTTACCTTGCCAAGTGAGAAGTCTTTCATCTTAAGCTCAAGAGCATCTGCCTGCGCGGAAATCTTATCGATATTCTCCGCCAGTTTAGCCATCTTCTCCTCGAGCTTCACTCTCTCTTCGGCGCTTGCCTTGCGATATGATTCCTGCACCTCGTTGAGTTTTTTTACTTCTTCTTTTATGAGTTCTTTAAGTTCTTTTAATTCTTTTTCTTCCATCTTATTACAATTTAAATGATTCGACAATAATTTTTTTAACTTCTTCAAACGTCGGCCTGAGAGCATCAGTGCCAGCTGGCGGCTGATCGTCTTCAGGTGACCTATATTTAGAAACAATATTTAGAATTTTCTCTACTGCCCATTTGCGCTCATCGGAATATTTTCTATCGAGCATGTCTTCGAGCATCATAAGCCACTCCTCTAATGACATATTCAGCATTGACTTCATATCAACAAGCGGAGTATGCTCATTTGCCCCCCAGTGAGTAAGCGTTGACTTCTCCCAGAGTTTTATCTCATATATCTCTCTGCCTGATTTGCCTTCCATCTCAAGAGGTTTGTAGTTTAAAACCTCATAACCGATTGAATGCTCCAGGGTGCGACCATATTCTTTGAAGAGCCTGTAATCGGCAAGCGTGTCGCGGCCTATCTCTTTATCGAGGTTTATTTTGTTATAAGATAAAAGCCCGAAGTCGTCCTGCTTTGTTCCTTCGATGAATGGCACGCCAAGAAGAAGATTAGGATTATGATTGAGAAACCATTTCATCCTTTTAACATTCTCCTTCAGCGTCTTTGAAAATGCACCAGGTCGAATGATATCTCCGTCACTATCCAGCTTATTAAAAGCAGAATCGTAATTGATGATGATTCCTTTTGTTTCATCAACGTCTTCAATGCGTGAATTATAAATTTTTAATTCCATAAGTTTACTGCTTTGCTTTTCTTTTGCTGGCTCAAAATCAATATATTTTACATCATGATCCTTCAGCCATTTTTTTGCTTCTTCGGCAGTGAATTTTGAGGCATCAAAACGATAAGCCTGAACAACCATGCTTCCGTCACCGCCTTTGAGTTTGCCGATAATGATGTCAACACCGTCATCAATGTTTTTGCGCCGAAAACTATCTTCGATGAAGTCTTTCGGATCACGCACTCTGGCCGAGTGCTCATTTGGATATGGTTTAAACTCTAATCTCATCTTCAATCAACATTATAAGTTATTACACAACGACAATTAATTATTTCTTCCGCGTCCCCATTAGGATCGCAAGGATATAACAGGTTATTTGCATAATAATAATCTAATTCTTTTGGGCCTAACCTGCCAAATTCTTTATGACTATCTCTTACTCTCTCATCCCCGCTTGTCAGCCATTCCTTCCTGACGCCTTCGGCATTTTCCTGAGCGGCAACCCAGCTTCCTGTGTTCTGTGCTTGCCCTACCTCTGTCTGCACAATTCTCCGAGCCTGCCACTTCTCTATCATAACAAATTCATCATTCATTAGAGCATTAACAAGTCTTTTGCGCGACTCGATAACTCCAAGCCCTTCTTCAACTGTCTTTTGAAGCACTTCATCAATCACTCCGTTAATCATCTCCAGCTGTGTTGTGATCATCTTCTCAATCTTCCATGCCGTTCTTTCGCGCACATAGTGCTGCATCCTGCTATTCCAGAGCTGCTGCCTGCCATTTGTCTTCTTCATTCCATATACTATTCGCACCGATTTACCTTTTGCCTTTCTTATCATATCTTCAACCCTCTCGGCTGATGTTGTTCCAATGTCCATCCATAACTTCTCTATTGCGCCTTTTAACTTATCCTTGTTTAATTTTTGTTCGGCAATCTCTCTTACAAGTCGCGGATCATTGTCTTTTGCAAGTTCAATAATACGATGCCTGTTTTCGGCAAGCGCCTTCAGGATCGCAGGATAATACCTGCGCTCACTGCTTATTCTATCTTTATATGTCAACCCAACCCGTTTCATTTTTTTAAATAATGCTCAAAGCCAAGCGCATTTAGTTTTGCTTCAACATCTTCTTTTTCTTCATCTTCTAAAGCTAGAGGTGTCATACCCATAGACACAAACACCTGATCCATCAGCGGATCATCAATTGCCCCATAACCTACCGCCTGCCTGATCTCATTCTTGGTAAATGCCTGAGCGGCCACCATTGCATTAATAACTTCCGTCATGTTTACCTGAAGGCAAGGAATGGTTGAATAATCAGCTGCAAGATAATGACCTTCTTCTCCGACCTTTGGAGCCAGCCATCGAGAGAAGCCTTCGAGGAAGGCATTAAGAGAAGGCATGATGGCATCCTGCCAGAGAGCTCTTTTGGATTCAGGATAATTATTATACGTCCTGTCCTGGCTTCCCGAGAGTAACTGGTTCGGCACGTTGTAAGCATCACAAAGCGTACCTCTAAAAAGGCCAAGCCCCTCGATTATCCGAAGTTCCTGCGGCGACATCCCGAGCTTTGTATATTGTGCCAGACTGTTGATAATAGTCAGTTCGCCCGCTTTGCTATCTGCGCGGAATTTACTCTTAAGCTCCGATTTTTGCTCTCGTGTTAAAGGCTTTGCGCCTGTGCCCGATTCGTCAAGTATAGAGAGAAGCCCCCACATGCCCTGAGCCTGAAGGCTGCGCACCAGAGCGTCATAAGCCTCTGCGCTTCCGCAGGCTGTCTTTATAAGAGGCTTCAATCGGCTCATTCCTCTCAGGTTGCCTCCTGAAGTTCCAAAGTCGGGGTTAAATTCTCTCCAGTGGAAGACCTTGTCTTTTTCAAGGATCATGCGGTTGCCTGTGGAAGGAACATAAAATTCATATTTAAGAATAGGATCAAACTGTGTTCCTGGGTGTATGATAACATAAGGAGGAGGAAGAAGGAATAATTTTACTGGCTTTCCTGCATTGACCCCGTTATCAGGTGCGAAATACATAATGAAACAGTTGCCGTAAATAAGGTAGAAAGAGAGAGCGGCCTCAATAAATTCAGCTTTGCTGAAGTAGTCATTTGGGCTATTCAATAAGCCAAGCATTTTACCAGTAAATTCTTCCCCCTCCTCATTATATTGATAAATAGGAACAGTCGAAGCAGGTTCGGTGATTTTATTGATGATGGTAAAAACGTCGCTGTTTGAAGTATAAAAATTCAGGTAAGTATAATCATTGTTGTCAGGATAAAGCGGAGTGTTTATGAACAATTTGGAATAAAGAAAGTCTGTAAACCTTTCTTCTTCTGTCTTTTCTTTTATGCCGAATATTCTTTGCAATAAATTCATATAACTTCAAATTCAACTTTTTTACTCATTAATTCTGTCACTGCCCATATAAGAGCATCAATTCTGTTGGGCGAGGCTCCAAGACCTGGCACCCATGAAAGCATCTCATTCTCAAGGTTGTGAAGTCCTATTTTATGAAAGACTCTGCCTTGCTCATACAAGGCGACGACTGGCTCGGCTCTTATTTGCTTTGCTCTCGAAGCAAAGACTTCCTTTATCCTTACGGCGCGGTCAATTGTTTGAATATTACTTTTAACCATGTCGCCACCGAAGTTCTTTTCTACCACCACAACATCTGCCTGAAGCTGACGGTATAAATTGACAACAATATTCCCCCATTGTAAAGGAGTGTAATGTCCCGAAAGGTCTGAAATGACAGAAATAAAACCTCTCTCATCTATCCCTGCTGCAACGATACCAACCTCATCACCTGAAGCGCTTCCAGAAGGATCAACCCCGATGACAATTCGCCTGAGTCCTTTGACCTCTGAGGTATATTTGAAATATTCCGCGCTCCAGAGAGTCCCCGCAACATTATCAACGAAATGCCCGTAAATCTCTTGCTCAACCATCCCTGGAGACATCCTGTTTATCTCCTTCTCCAGCTCAGCGATCTCTTCTTTTGAAAGTAAAGGATTGTCATATGAAGAAAATTCCAATAACTTATAGCCTGGCGCTCCTGATTTAGCCGTCTTATATAGAGTGTAAAAAGGATGTTCTGATTTGTCTTTTAGAATTTTGCCCTTCGGTACGCCAACGGCTATTAATTTACTCTTCTCATTGTCAAGCAACATCGGAAGAACCGAGTTCGCATACAGGTATTTATTTTTAAGAATTATACCTGCTTCATTCAGGAAGATGACATCATAACCAAACCCTTCCCAGTTCTCAGGCCTATCAGCTGAGCGAAAGTCAATATAACCGTCAAAAGGCCCGATATTTAATTTCTTCTCCTTCTTCTGATAATTCCATGTAATATGTTTTGGCAGGTGCTTAAGGATAGGAATAAAATATCTCTCAAAATACCTGTCGATGTTTGAATGAATTGTATCTCCCCAGAGAAGATGTTTGCCTTCTAATGCCCACTCGATAAAAGCGTGAGCGGCGCCCCGTGTTGCCCCAAAGCGCCGACCTTT